CATGCAGGCACATCGTCTTTATTCTCTTCCGTTTTGGTGGTTGTGGTAGTCTCGATTGGCTTACCGTCTTTAAGGTTATGCTTCTTCTCGTAGTTGGAAACTGCGGTCTTGGAAGCATCCCCGGCACGGAAATCACCATAGGAATTAAGCACGTCCGAAAAACTGATACCCTCAACAATAGAGTTTACCTTTGTCTCGTCCGTTATACCCTCTGCCTTTTTGGTGGCAATACGGGTAAGAATAGCAGTGTCCACCCCAGTAAACTTGGTTTGGAGGCCCGCTAAGATTTGTTCTAAAATTGTCATACTGTATGAATTAAAATTTGAGATTCAATTTGCAGAAGTAAAAATACCGCCAATACAGATGATTAGTAAATATTTAAGCTTCCGATTCACGACAATGAGTTGATTGTCGTGAATACGGTATAAAAGTAAGGAGGAAACAATTAAAGGGGAAATAATTAGGTTGTATAGCATTCACTAAGAAAAGGTTGTGAAGAAATCAATTTAAAATTCTATTTTTGCTGTAAAATAAAGTAACAGTATGGACTATATAAATAAAGGAACTTGTATTTTTTGTGGTAAAGATGTAACTCAAACGACATTTAAAGAGAAGCCACATACTATGCCAAAAAGTTTAGGTAGCATAAATATTGGTGTTGATATTTGCGATGAATGCAATCACTATTTCGGTCAACCTGACGACTTTGTGTTTCCTAAACTTTGTATAGAAGTTTGTGTTAAAGAAATATTTGGACTACCAAAAGCCTTGCTTAACAGAAAAGATAATTCAGAAAGATTAAAGTCAATATATTTCGAATATTGGAAGTCAAAAAGAAAAATAGTTCTCAAATCACATTTTAAGTTTAATGATAGATTTCTAACAACATTTGCAAGACAATTCAAGAGAGGAATATATGAAATGTTCCTTCAAGAATATCATAAAATAACAGGTAATGGATTAGACAATCGATTTAATCAAATTAGGAGATTTGCACGTTATAATATTGGAGATATTCCTTTGTATTATTTAGTCAATAATGGAGTTTACTTAATAGAAGAAAAATTTTCATCTCCTAAGTTTTCCTTTTCCGATTCACAATTTAATGATATAGAAACTTATGGATTTTATACATTAATATTGTATGGACAATGGTTCTTTTTAGAAGTTACCCCAAGAGCTGAACTATCTCGTGAAATTTATTTAAAAATGCAATGTGAAAAAATAAATGTTGGCGGATTTGTATATAGAGATTTAATTGAAATAAAAAGAATTACGGATATAGATTTTAGCTTAAGAAGCTTGTTTGGAGGTAAGTTATTTTAGGCGTGAAACCGAATGAATCACGCCTAAAATATATCACATCAAAAACTTATACTTATACACCTAACACTATATTAGCATCAATATTTAGCTTCCGGCTTATCTCACGAGCAACTTTTAAAGTAGGTTCACATTTACCGGATATATAATCACTTAGCCGTGATGGGCTGACACCAACCAACTTTGCAAGTGATTTTTGATTAAGCCCCATTTCGTACATACGAAGTTTAAGAACATCCACA